CTATAGTTTTAAATATTATTAATATAATAATAAGTTTTACTTTTAAAGCTCTTATTGCTTTGGTATTTACTTTATTATTGCTGGCATTTATTAATAGTAGAAAGGAATGATATTATTGGAGCAAAGAAAACTTAGAATTGGATTTAATAAAAGTGGCAAAGGCTCTTTTACACCCAGATTGATACTTCCAATGTCATGGATTAAAGAGATGAATATCTCTCCTGATGAAAGGGATGTTCTTGTTACTTTTGAGGATGGAAAAATAATTATTGAAAAAACTGAAAATGAATAAAAAAAGGAGGTAGTAACTATTTCCAGTTACTACCTTTCAATCTATTTAACTAAGTTTTCTACTTCATTAAATGCTTTTTCATTTCCATTTCCACCAATTTGAGTTATATTTTTAAACTTTTTATTCTTGATTAACTCTTTTTGGCTATTATCCAATCCATTTCCAACTAATACTACTGGAGATTCAGTTTTACCTGCAAGCACTCCTACTGATAAGGCATCTACTAAATCGTCTTGTTTATTCATTCCATTCTTAGCTACATATAAGTCATTAAGTGTATCTTTGCTATAGAAATGACTTATTACTTTTGAGTTAGTTTCTGTTCTATCAGAACCTGCTATTTTAGTTACAGATGGTAATGTATTATTCACTTCTTTATTATTAAATAAAGATTCTCCACCTATTACATATGATTTTGATATGTTTTTATTAGCTATTAAGTCTTTTATATCTTTCATATCATCATTTTGATTAGTAAGAAGAATTGGCATTTCCTCTTTTGCTGATATAGCTCCCATACTTACTGCATCAGCTAGTCCCTTTTCTCCATTTACCACTACTACTTTTGACAGGTTAGAATTTTTGTCTAATTCTTTTGCAAGTTTTATTGATGTTTCATATCTATCATTTCCAGATATTCTAATTACATTTAATCCTTTTTTCTTTAAATCAGACACTACTTTTTCATCAACAGACTTTAATCCGCCCACTATGTACACATTTTTTGCTTCTAATCTATTTATTTCTTTTTCTGTTAATTTATTTAAGTTATTATTTTTAGTAAGTAATATTGGTGCATCTTTAGACTTAGCAAATGGTGTTGCTGATAAAGCATCCGATATGCTAGAGTCATTTATTAACACTATATTATCAGCTTTATTCCATCCTTTTTGACTTATTTTCACTGATGTTTCATTTCTGTCTACACCTGTTAATTTTTCCTTAGATGGTGTTGAAGTAGGTTCAGAGGACTCTTCATTTGTAGATGATGAACCTCCTCCACTCCCTGACGAACCTCCTGTTGATGTTGATTTTTTTTGATTTGACCAATCTAATTCTTTTAATTTTGTGTTTTTGCTTACATCTAAGCTGGTTAATCTATTTTCCCCACAATATAGCCTTACAAGTTCTGTATTTTTTGTTACATCCAAGCTAGTTAATTCATTTTGTGAACAATATAAGTATTTAAGATTTTTATTTTTACTTGTATTTAAACTATCTAATTTATTTTTATAACAAGTTAAATTTTCTAAGTCAATATTTTTACTTATATCTAAAGCTTTTATTTCATTGTCATAACAGTATAATTCTAAAAGTTCTATATTATTCTCTATATTCAAATTTGTTAACTTGTTTGCTACACACTCTAGATATTTTAAATTCTTATTGCTACTTATATCCAAATTCTTCAGATTACTTCTACTACAAGTTAAATCTTCCAAATTAATACAATTTTCCACATTTAAAGTACTTAATTGTTCTTGATTACAATATAGTTTTACAAGCTTTTCATGATTTTTTAAATTTAAATTTTGCAATTTATTGTTGTGACAAATTAACTTAACAAGTTCTTTATTATTATCTAAATTTATATTTTCTAATTGATTAAAAGAACAGTTTAAATCCTGTAATTCTAAATTTGTAGATATATCTAAATCATTTAAATTATTATAATCACATTTCAAAATTTTTAATTTCTGATTCTTAGATAAGTTCAAACTAGTCAATTCATTTTCAAAACATAAAAGAGTTGTCAAATTAGTTGCTTTAGTTATATCTAAACTCTTTAAATTATTTTTTCTACAGTTCAATTCGTCTAATTTAGAATTTTCTATAACTAAGTCTGTTAGATTATTTTCTCCACAATGCAACGTTGTTAACTCTCTATTATTACTTAAATCTAGACTTGTTAATTGATTTTCGTTACAATACAATTCTTTTAAATTTATGTTGCTACTTAAATCTAGACTCGTTAAATTATTTCCTCTACAACTAAAATTTTCTAATCCAATAAAATAATTAATTCCAGATAAATTTTTTATTGATTTGCTCCCTAAGGTTAAACCTTTTGTAGATTCTATAATCGCTTTTTGTGAAATTCCAATTGGATTTCCATCATCTAAAATACTTAGTTTATCACAAATTACTTTTCTAAAATTTTCATCTGGAAAAGCTTCTTCCATTGTCATATTTTCTAAGTTATTAGCTTTCCTTGTTTCATATCTAACTTCCCTATTTTTCTCAATATCTTGTGCATTTATCTTATGTACCAAAGGTGATACAACTACCAATGAAAGTGATAAAATAACTGCTTTTTTGCTTAAATTTTTCATCCCCACACCTCATTCAAATAATATTTACCCACTTGAATTGTATCACATAATATTAACCTTAGAAACAAACTTTAATATTATTATATAATAAATTATTTTTTTATTATGAATGAGGCATTAGAAGATAACAACTACTTTTAGTTGCTACTTTTTAATTTATCTATTAATAAAATCTAATGCTTTATAAAGTGTATCAAATCTATCATTACCTTTTATCATTGTATAATGTTCTTTAGTAATAGAACCTATCTTATTACATGCTCCTCCACCTACGACATATAAATTTTCTGTCTGACCTGGTATATAATCTTTTATATCACATATTAATATCTTTCCATCGTTATAACCCCAACCAACTACAGTTGCAGGGATTTTGTCAACTTCTCCATCATAAACAATTGTATGTTTGTACATCTGTTTAACTCCCTCATTATTTATATTTTTATTTAATACACCTTCTACAATTAACTTAGCAATACCTTCATGACCTAGTTTCTTAGCTTTCTCATAATCTTCTTTATTATCACAGAAGAAACTTTCAATTAATACTGCTGTAGGATTTGAACTATTTAAGATATATAATCCTTTATCTAATTTAGCTCTTCTATTTCTAAATACTGTACCTAGCTTATTACATATTCTAGTTGCATATTCTAAACCTTTATTACTATAATATAGAACTTCTGAACCTTTTCCTTGACCATCACTTGCATTTAGATGTAGTTCTATAAGTAAATCATATCCTCCACTATTAACTCTAGGTATTTTATAAGTCTTTTCTTCTGCTTTAGTTTTAAACTGCTTTTCAGGGCATATTATTACATCTGCCTTATGACCCTCTTTTCTAAATGTATCTGCTAATACTGGTGCAAGAGATTTATTGTATTGGTATTCGTTAACTACTCCATCAGCAGAAGTGCATGCACCACTTTTTAAAATACTGTGTCCTACTGTAATACATATTTTCATTATTTATTTTCCTCCTTCTTTTCAATAAAAAAACACTTACATATAGTAAGTGTTTATAAACTTCTTAAAGTAACTATTTTATTTAGCCAATATCTCTATCCAATTATTAGGAAAACCAATAAGCTTTAAGTCTATAGAATTATTATAATCATTAATTAACTTTTGAAGTTTTATAAAAAAACTATTCCAAATTAATTTATCCATAGTCAAATGCTTCATAGCAAGTATATAAGAAAATATCTTTTTATTATCCAAGTTATACTTTTTATATTCGTTTTTTATTGTTATAATACGGAAATTATTATTATATATTCTACCATAATGAGCGCATTGATTTCTGACCTGTGTTAATGATTGTAACCAAGATTTAACTAATAAAGTATTCACTCTACACAAATTATTTTTTATGTATCTAGTATCTTCTGGCAACATGTTTGAATATAATTTTGACAACATACCAAAAGTCATTATTTCTGTTGCAACCCAAATGGGAAGTTTTCCTTCATATTTTTCTTTATGGTGTATAATAAAAAGCTTATCTGAATTATTATTTTTTTCTCTCTCTAATGCTGTCAAAAAATTAATATAGAATTTTTCATCTTTGAAACTCTCCCTTTCTAGATATCCACAAGCACCATGTTTAATTGCTAATGTATATGCAATGTATGTCCTAAATGCTATTTCTATGCTCCCTAACAAATCTGTTAATAATATCCTAAATTCCTTATTAAACCTATATATATCATAAACTTCTTCAAACGTAGTTCCTTCTTTATATGAGCCATCATCATTCTTAAAACTTAGAAGATATGCTGTAAACCTATAATAATTGACATTACTTAATACAAATTTAGCATCTTCTTTATCATTTATTATTAATCCTCTACTTTTTAAAATATCTATTTGTTCATCAAATGTTTTTTCTTCTTTTACTTCAACCATTGTTTTCACCTTTTCATAGATATACTTTTATATAATAAAACCCACCAATTAATATTAGTGGGTAAATTTATCTGTCCCGCCTATTTGAGCTATAAAAGAAGCTTGGCGGGTTCCTTCAAAAATCAATGTCCCGTATATTTGAGCATATAAATGCTTTACGAGTTCTGTACTATTATTATATACTTATTAGCTATAAAAGTATACTCTATTTAATGAAATTTTTTAAATTTTTGTGAGTAATAATATTTTTGTTAATTTCATTACTTTTCACCATCCTTCAACTGTTTGTAAGTTTGATTTATACCTATTGCAACTCCCCAACAAATTACACCTTGTAAGACTGCAACAGGATTTAATCCTAGCATCCATATTGAGAAACCTATTCCAAGTATCAGTAACACTACTGGAATGTATTTATTATCTAATTGTTTATATTTTTTACAACCTTTACCTATAATAGAGAGAGCAGCTACTAAAATTAGTAACTGCTCTGGTATAAAACTTATTAAATTATCCATCTCTTATCCTCCTAATTAATTAAAATATTCCTTTCTGTATGGCAAATATAAAGAACCCTACTAAAGTTGTAATTATAACTCCTACAAGCCACTTGAGTACTCCTGTCAGATTTTTTATATCACTACATAGGTTTTGTATTTGTATAGCAAACTTTGCTTGCTCAATCTCGATTCTATCAATTTGTTTGCCGTGTTCTTTTACTCTTGTTTCAAGTGTACTTATTTTTTCTTTCACAAGTTCTTCATTCATGAAAACCTCCTATTGCTTTGTATTAAAAAAAGAACATTACCTATTTTGTAGGTTCTGCTCCTTCTACTACCTCACTATGTTCTATAATGTAGTTTTCAACTGCTATTCTATATTCTGTATTAGTTATATCCTCTAGTTTAAACTTTCTATTTTTTAAAGGATTTAATCCTTCGTTCATTGCTCTTTCTGATAATATCTTTACAACCACTTCATTTATATTCATTATAAAATACCTCCTCCAATTTCTTGATTTACTGATAATAATAATTGATTTTCTAACTCTTGTATTCTCTTTTCTTCCTCTGTTAGATATACTGGTATTTCTTTTAAAATTGGTTGTTTAGTTTCTATATTCATACCTATTATTCTATATTTTTCATAGTCTATATAATCATATGGTAAATCTATATATTCTATTTTTTTAATACTTTTTCTTTCGGGAACATTTCCTTTCGATTGTCCTTCATAGAATATTATTTCGCCTTCTTCATCAAAAAATATTCTTCTTCCTACCTCTATATAATCATTCATAAAATCACTCCTTAACCTATAGCATAAAAATAAAAGTATGGACTTGCATACCTACAAGAAGATATAGGTAAAACACATTCACCTTTTTGAATTTGAACTTGCTTATCGCTTCTATCTAATAAATAAGTAGTATAACTTTCGACTGTAGAAGCTATAAAAGGGACAGAACTGCAAAAATAGCTAGTTGTAAAATATTTACTAGCTCCACCAGTATTATAGATAAGTATAAATCTTGGATAAAAATTCAAGTTAATTTTACTAAAATAAACACTACTGGAGCCACTAAGTGTATAACTTTTACATTCACCACTATAACTAATGTTACATTCACCACTTGCCGTATAGATTGGTGTAGGTATATATATACTTGCAACTTTATTAATTAAAGATAGTAAAGACTCTGTATTCCCGCTACTTACGCCTTTACTTTTCAAATTATCTTTAAAAGTACTCATAAGATTTTGCATTTTACCTTCAAACTCCGAGAATTTAGTACTTTCTAAAAATGGATTGCCTAGCAAATTTGTAAAATTATCTTTACTTGCTTTTAATTCTTTTGTACTATTTTCAAAAGTGGTTATTAAGTCACTTAAACTAGCATTTTCGTTTAATTTTTCTATCATAAAAATATCACCTTTCTATTTTTAGTAACCATTTTTAAAGAATAGGTTACTTTTAAAGTAGAAAGATGATTAAATTTGAACGTTTCTTTTAATGTAGAATTTAGAATGATTTCTTTATAAGTATGTGAAAGTAAGTAAAATAAACAAAATTAAAATTTTTTAGTGACCTATTCTTTAAGAAGAGTTACTAAAAGTTACTATTTTATTTCCTGTTCTATTGTATTTATATAATCATCTACTGCTTTTCTGTACTCTATGTTAGTCACGTCATCTAACTCAAAAGGTCTGTTTTTCAAAGGGTTCAGTCCTTTGTTTAAAATTCTTTCTGCTAATATTCTTACTACAACATTATTTATATTCATTATAAAATTCCTCCTACTTTTTCATTTTCTGCAATCAATATTTGATTTTCTAATTCTTGTATTCTTTTTTCCTCTTCTGTTAAAATTAAAGGAATATTTTTTATAACAGGTTCTTTTGTTTCTATATTTATAGACTCTATATACTGTTTATTATAGTTTATACTTCCATATTCAATATCAATATAAAATAGTTTCGTTATTTTATTATGTGGTAATATATCTCCAGTTGCTTCACCTGTTTGCATCCAAATTTTTCCTAAATCATCATAAATTATTCTGTTACCTCTATTCATTCTATCCATCTCCTTAATCTAAATTTATTTATACCCAATTACAACCCAAGAAATATCGTTATAGTTTGGCCTCGTATCGAGTTTGTCATAACCAACATTAATTAGAAAACCACTTTTATCTAAATTAGATATATTAAAAAAATAACCATTCCCTAATGCTCCATTTTCATTATAACCTGGTGTATGATGTAAACTATTTGCATATCTAAAACTTCCAGCTTTATATATTGGAACATTGCAATATACATAAGCAACCACTGGTGTAAAATCTACATTAGTGGTAATTCTATAAGGTAAATAATCCGTTGGAACTCTAATTTGTACACCTCTAGCAGTCGCATATGCGTTAATATTACTAATTTTATCTATTAAACTTTCTAAGGTTTCTATATCACTTATACTTACATTTTTGTTTTTTAGATTATTTTTAAATGTTGCTATAAGTGTTTGTAAGTTAGTTTCAAACTCTGAAAATCTAGTACCTTCTGAAAACGGATTACCTAATATATTTGTTAAATTATTTTTAGTTGTTTTAATTTCGTTTGTACTATTTTCAAAAGCAGTTATTAATTGACTTAAACTTGCATTTTCGTTTAATTTTTCTATCATAAAAAATATCACCTTTCTACTTTCTTAGTAACCATTTGTCAAGTAATGGTTACTTTTTAAAATAGAAAAGTGATTGATTTTAAGTAATTTTTACAAAGTATATATAGTATAAATAATTTTATTTTTAATAGAAAAACAAGCAAAATAAACAAGTATAAAGCTTTTTAGTAACTCTTTACTTGACAAATAGTTACTATATAAAATTAAAAAAGGACTATACAATATAATCCTCTCCTACAATTTCTTTATATTCTGTTGATGTTATCTTATTCTTTTCTACTGCTGTTTTAACTTGCTCTTTAGACCACAATTCATCTTCATAGTATTTTTTTATTATTTTATACCACATCTATATCAACTCCTTTTCAATCATTGCAAAAGTTAATGCTGCTGTTTCTTCTCTTAATGCTTTTACTTCTTCGTGTGTAGCTATAGTTGCATTTTTAGAATTTTTTTCTAGTTCCTCATGTGCTTTTATCTCTTCTTCTTGTTTCTTATGCATTTCTAAATATTTCTCTGCTGTTTCTAAAGCTGTCAAACTCTTATCTAGTTTATATATAGATTTAATCGTATTGACTGATTCTATATTTGTAACTCTGTTATAATCATCAAGTATTAGAAATACTTCGCTTGTTTGGAAATCATAATTACCTTTTAAAATTTCTTCTGCTTCTACTCCATTTATTTTTTCTTTTTTATCCCATATTTTTATCATTTTCATTCTCTCCTTTTTTTATAGTTCTGGTATATAACATTTAACTTGTTGTCCACTATAATAATATATATACTTGTCTTTTATAGAAACAGCATAAAGATTATTACCTGTTGGTACAGCAGAATCTTCATATAGATGTTTAAACACCTCTCCATTTTTGTTATAGCCATGTGTAGCGTATGTACCCGAACCATGATAATCACGGTCAGCTATATACATCATATTTTTAATTCCTACCATAAAACTATTACAATGACCTGCTATTTCACTCATAGTTCCGTAGTTTGGACTATAGTTAACAATAATCATATTATATATTCCGTCGGGGTCTGACAGACCTGCAATATACAAATCATAATAATCTTTTGCGCATTCCATCCTTCTCTTCTTAGAAGCTTGTAATGTCGCTTTAGTTGACCATGTATTTGTATTAGCTTTGTAATACTCATCAACAGCACTAGCCATAGTATCAGTTGTTTTAACACTTCCGTAAAGAACATGTATTTCATCTGAATAAGCGTAAGTATTTCCGCAAGTAGAGCCTCTAGCTGTAATCATATTAGAAATATTTGTCCAGCTATTTGTTGATACATTGTATTTTTGGCAGCTTGAAATAGCTGTTGTATCGCTATATCCGCCTATGCAATATATATACCCATTGTAGTAAGTAAGTAAAGGAAGTTTTCGTGTCATTGGTGCTACTACAGAAGAATAAGTGTTTGTTAATGTATTGTATTTTCTAAAATAGATATTTTTGTTATAACAAAGAAAAAATATATCTGTATCTATAGCCACACAATTTGATTCATTTGTAAAACTAGAAATAGAAGTTCCTTCAATAGAATAATTTTTAGGTTTAAACCAAAGTGGAATATCCATATTTCCTTGTTCTATGCTTTCAACATTTTCAACTAAAGTTTTAAAGGATGCACTACTAGAAATTGGCACACCTTTTCTATTTAAATTTGAAACAAAAGTACTTCGTATTGAACTTAGTGTATTCTTAGTTGTCTCTAACTTGTCATTTCCTGCAAAGGGTGAGCCTAAAACATTAGCTATATTATTTTTACCTACTTGCAAGTCATTTTTTGCAGTTTCTAATGCATCTATCATTTCTCTTAGTTTTGCATTTTCTTCTAATTTCGTTGCCATTTTTCACTCTCCTTTATTAAATCATATCTATTAAATTATTCACTATAGTAATTCCTTTTGCTCTTTGTCCATTTACTTCTGTTGACAATTCTTTCAATGCTCCCTCAACATTATCACTTTCAAATAAGTTTTCTGTATCTTCTATAGTTACATTCTTTGCTTCTAATACAAGATTTCTAACTTTATTAACTAACTCTTTAAAAGTCATTTAGTCACCTCTTTCAATAAAAAAAAGAACCTACTACGCTGTTGGTTCTATTCCTTCTACTACTCCACTCTGTTTAATTATATAATCCTCTACTGCTTTTCTGTACTCTGTGTTAGTCACGTCATCTAACTCAAAAGGTCTGTTTTTCAAGGGGTTTAACCCTACGTTTAATATTCTATCTGCTAATATTCTTACTACAATATTATTTATATTCATTATAATAATCCTCCCACTTTTTCATTTTCTGCAATTAGTAATTGATTTTCTAACTCTTGTATTCTTTTTTCTTCTTCGCTTAAATAGATTGGAATATCTTTTAAAATAGGTTCTTTTGTTATTGGATTTATAGATTCTATATACTGTTTACTATAGTCTATATTTCCATATCCAACGTCAATATAATGTAATTCTGTTATTGTATCATGCTCTAATATATCTCCTGTTGCTTCTCCTGTTTGGAGAAGTATTTTGCCTGTTTGGTCGTAAATTATTCTATTTGCTCTATTCATTTTATCACCTCATTTATTTAAATTTTATCGCATGCCAAGAATGTAGGTAACTAGAAACATTAGGACTACTTGCAGGAACATTAATGCCTTTATTATTTATATATACATCACGCTCATTATTTGAATAAATAATTCCACTTCCACTAAAATCTTGATTAGAATTTTTTTCTTTAGTAAATACAATTCTAGCCGAAAAATCTTTTTTTTCCCAAAGCCAATTTATATTACAAGTAGCAATAACAATATGTTTAAAAAAATAATTATTAGAAGTAACATATTGACATTCAGCAACAAAAATATTAGGAATAAAACCTAAATTATCAATCTTAAGCCAAGTACCAGGTTGTCTACCAAAGGACTCTCCATATAAATTAGCCATTAAAGAACTATTTTTAACAACATCAATAGTACCACTGGCATATTTATACTTAGAATTTAACTGTGATATAGTATTGTTAGCTTGTGTTAACTGATTCATCAAATCTTGTACACTAGCGTCTGAACTATCAAAACTTGTTTTTATTTTCTCTGATAACTCCACTAGCGTGTTATTCAAACTTGCCTCTATATTCTTTAATGCTAAAGTATTTATGATAGAAGTTTTCCCATTTCTAAACCCTTCTCCAATCTCTACTAACTTAGTTGATATATCTTGTAAAGTTGCATCAGATTGAAGTGGCATTATCTCTTTGCTTATACTTAAAACCTTCTCAACGGTTGCATTTTCTGCATCTGTAGCAACTATTTTTAATGTGTGTATTGCATTGTCTGTAAGTTCATAGTTTATTGTTTTCTCTGCTGTTAAATCTGTTGTTATTGTTTCTTTCAATACATCATCAAGATACCATTCGATTTTAGATAGATTATTTTCTAAATCAGATACTATAAACTTTGCAGATTTAGAATTATATGAATTAATTGTAACAACTGGTTTATTATTTGTTCTTGTAAATGTTACTGTCTTGCTCGTTACTAAACCACCATCATTTGTACTAATTTCTATAATTAAACTATTTTGAGAATTAATATCTAATCCTAATATCTGTTCATTAGTTAAAATAATTTCATAATTTCCTCCAACAGTATTGTTTCTTGTTGTTAATACTGTATTATTTAATTTTTCTGTTATTGTAAATTTTATAGTAGATTCTTGGTCAATTACACTATAATTTATTGTACATCCTTTACTGAGGTTTTCAAAACTATCTATATTTATAATTGGGTCATTTATAAACTCTACCCTTACTTTTTGCTCCATGCTGAAACCAGTTTGATGCTCAGGTTCATCTGGCAAAGGCATATAAACAACATTAGAAGTTAATGAAAAAGTAGTACTACTAGATACTGAATATATTTTTTCATCACTAACATTAAATATGCCTGTAAAAGTAGTTCCATCTTCATATGCAAAAGCTCTTGCCTCAAATAGATTTCTTGAAGAATATTTCCCTCTTCTTTTTTTAATATTCCTATTAACTATAAAATCAGGCATTCAATCATCTCCTTTACATTGGTATCAAATTATTATTTACTGTTGATATAATATTGCTATTAATTCCTGCTAATTGCTCTGCTACCTTACTAATTTCTTCATGTATTTTTTTAGATGAATAAGTAGTCATTTCACTCACCCTGTTGTCATCTACAGTTGCATTAATTAAACTTGTTTGGGCATTTCCATTTATCAAATACACATACATTTTAATATTTTCTTCATTTCTAACAAGAATACTATTATCATCAATAGCCCTAGCGTTTGGTGTAAGTGTTTCACCAATCTCATCATATAAAGCTATTAGTATTCTTTTAGTCAATAGCGGATGATTTATAGTTACTTCATACATATTAGTTTCATTATTTAAAATCCAATCATCAATCTCTATAATATGCGTATGAGATACATTTACACCACCTGCAACAAGTTGGTCAATTTTGATATTTTGTTTCTCATTTTCTGTGTCAATTTTAGCGCTTAACTCTGTTTTAGCAGTTTCTATGTTGCTTGTTAATTCCGTTTTGTTTGTATCAATTTTAGTATTAACAGTACCTATTTTAGTTTCTAAGTCTTGTATATC